ATCGATTGAAAGCATTTGGCATTCAATTGTCAGCAGAAGGAGAAATAAAAAAAGAAGAGCAGATGGCGATGGCCATTCTTGCTGATGGCACTGAGGTATATAGCCCCGATGCTGAATTCGCTGTTGGTAGCGAGTTATTCGTAATGGATGCAGATGGCAATCCCGTACCTGCACCTGATGGAGAACACACAACTGCCGAAGGTAAAGTAATCGTTGTAAGCGGTGGTGTTATCGCTGAAATCAAAGAACCAATGGAAGAAGAACCAAAGGTTGAAATCGAAATCGAAGAAGAAAAACAAGCTGCATTTGACGGTGTTAGCCGTGAGGAATTCGAGTCAACTATCAATTCTTTGATGGAGGCATTCGAAGCTAAGATTGCAACATTGAACGCTGAAAAGGAGAACCTTTCTGCTACCATCGAAAAGATGAGCAAACAACCAGCAGTAGATTCAGTAAAGAAATCAGTTGCAGTTGCACAATCTGCTCCACTTGATTTGGCTAAAATGGACGCTAAAAATAGAGCATTCGCAATTATGAATAAATACAAATAATAAAATAAAAAAAAGAAAAGATGGCTGATTCATTATCAATCACAAGCACCTACGCAGGTGAGTTAGCGTTACCATACATTAACGCTGCATTGTTGTCAGGAGACACTATTGCGAAAAATTATGTAACAGTTAAAGAGGGTGTTAAATTCAAGGCTGTATTGAAAGTATTGGGCAGTGGCGCATTGCTTCAAGATGGAACTTCTTGCGATTTCTCACAAGCTGGATCATTGACTTTGACCGAGTCAGTGTTGGAAGTTAAAGATATCAAAGTTAACTTGGAGTTGTGCAAGAGCGAGTTTGCTCGTGATTGGGAAGCTGCTCAAACTGGTCGTGGATTTATCAATGATGTTGTTCCTAACAACTTTGCTGATTTCTTGATTGGATATGCTGCTGCTAAAGTTGGACAAGAGATTGAGTTGCACGTATGGCAAGGTACTGCAGGTGCAGGTACTTATCAGCGTTTCACTGGTTTTGAAAAACTTTTGAAAGATTCTGCTTCTACTGCTGCTGATGTTGTTTACGCTGCAGGTGCAATGGATGCTACTACTGTGATTGACAACTTAAATGAGTTGATTGATTCTGTTCCTGCTTCAATTATGGGAAGTCCTGACACTAAAATCTATATGAATCGTCAGACTGCTCAATACTATCGTCAAGCTATCACTGCTGCAGGTTATATGCAAATGTACCAAGCATCTGATAACTTCAACTTGCAGTTCAACGGATATGACATTTATGTATGTCCAGGTATGAGTGCAGGTACTGTTGTTATTGCTCAACCTAAAAACTTGGTTGTAGGTACTGATGCTAACTCTGACTACGCTGAAGTAAAGGTTGTTGATATGTCTTTGACTGATGCATCTGATAACGTACGTATGGCTATGAGATTCCGCACTGGTGTACAGGTTGGAGTTTATGCAGACTGCGTAATTGGTCGCAATTCTTAATTAACCACAAGTAATTGGGAAGGTGGTTAACTCTGCCTTCCCTTTATTTTAACTAATAATAAAAATATAATAATATGGCTTGTGAATTAACCGCAGGATTCAACCTTGATTGTAAAGATTCAATCGGTGGAATCAAAGCAATCTACTTGCAGCAACACGCTGACTTTTTGAATGGTGTGACTATTGATGCGAGTACTGAAGAAGTTGATGGTTTGTCAACTGCATCCATCTACAAATACATTTGCCCAAAGCACACGGGTAGTTTTACCGAAGAGGTGGCTTCATCTGTTGAGAACGGTACAATTTTCTATACACAAACGGTAACCGCTACATTCTTCAAATTGACCGCTGCACGTAGAAAGCAATTGGATTTACTTGGTAAAAATCGCCTTGTTATTTTTGTACAAGATAACAACGACAACATTTGGATGGTAGGTCGTATGGATGGTGCTGAAGTAACTGCTGCATCAACTGCAACTGGAGTTGCAAAAGGTGACTTGAATGGGTACACCATCACATTTACTGCTGAAGAAAAATCAAAGGCTTACAGATTGGAATCTTATAGCAATGATCCTTTCGATAACTTCGCAAGTATCACCGTTGTAGCACCAACTATTTAATTTATATTTGTGAGTAAATGAATTACTTGCAAACCAATACCGCCTCGCAAACCCTTCTTCTTTCATTAGAAGAGGGGGCTTTGCTATTAACTACGTTCACGGATTACTTGTTAGTCATTCAGAACGAAATTACATTACAAGAATTTGCGGTTATTCCAACGCTAATAAGCACCAATGAGAGAATCACAACGTTGTCAATTAGTACAAACTCTGATGATGCCGTTAATGGCAGCATTCTCATCACTGATGGAGGCCGTTACAATTACGTTATCTATGGTCAAAATTCGAGTACTAACCTTGATCCTACTGATGCTGATGTGGTTGGTGAGATTAAGAGAGGTTATATCGAATTTACTACGCTGACGCAATACTTTGACCAACCAACATTAACCATCCCAAATGA